ACTGGGGCGTGGTCAGAATACTTGGCCTGTTTATATCCCATATCACGCAAGCCAGTAAACTCCATCGGATACGCTGATTCAATAACGGATACCACGCCATCGGGATTGCTTTGCAGCATAGGCTTTTTAGCCATTGTCGTAACTCCTAGTGACTACATTATGTCGCGGGAAATCCCCATCGACAGTTAGAATCTTACGCCACATTCTAGCATTGGTCAAGTTATGGGCGCTAAATAGCGTTACACGGCGTTATGTGATGCTATATAAGACTAGCCCACACGCGCACACGTCACGCACGCGAGGACAAATAACTGGCATCAAAAACGTGAGCGCAAAAAAAGGGGCAAACCCGAAGGTCTGCCCCAAGCCCTACTGGAATCTAGTCATCACACTGAATCTGGTACTGCGTGACCGTTTCAACTTTTTCGCCTATCGCAACTTTGCGGCAACCCTTTGCATCACTTGGAATGTCGCATTGCATGTGAACCTGAAACGCATCTTCCCAGTTTCCAAAATCAAACGATCGGCTTGCTGACCATTCGGTAACATAGTCGTTGCCGCTACTGTTACCTATGTATGAGTCTAGGTAAGCGATAACAGCGGTCAGACCTTTTGTTTTCAGACCGTCGTTGCAGTTAACAGTGAAGCACAGCGTAGTACGGTCACCGTACGATTCACTGAACCGCGCCGTGATGTAAGCATCCTTGATATTCAGACCGCTGAGCCTTGCGATCTCTAATACCATTGCGCTAGTGCTATAGTCTGCACGTTTGGCTGCTACCCGTGCGTCCTGTAGACATTCAACCGCCGATGTCACGCGCTCGTTCATACGTTTCTTCAACTGCTTCATGAATTTATTCATGTTGTCGTTACTCCAGTAAGATCAATGTCTGGCTGCCGTCGCTGCGTCATCCAGTGAGTGCATAATCTCATATACTGTAGCATTTGTCAAGTTTTAGCTCCAAAACGCCCAAACGCCGACGCGAACGCCGCGCCCCCGACGACAAATAACTGGCATCAGAAACGCGGGACAAAAAAAAGAAGGGGGCCGAAGCCCCCAACCTTTAGACGCCGAGTTTGGTCAGCACTCGCCCAACATCGTCGGATGAGTAGCCGCTGATTAACCAGATGCCCCCGCACTTGTAATACACTTTTGCAAAGGTAAACGCGCTCACTTCATTGCCGCTGTAGAGATTAGCGGTAGGTGTGTTCGCGTCGTGCAATACTTTCCGCATTGCTGCGGTAGTTGCTTTTACTTTTGCCCAGATAATTCGACCGCTAGGTATGGCTGCTGCGTGTATCAATCGTGTTGCCATTTTGCTGCTCCTTGAAAGTGGGTCAGGCTTTACCGGCCTGACCCGTTGGTTAGATGTCGTAGACTTGATCACCAAGTTCTACGTAGTGCCGATCTTGCGCGGCTTCAAGCAGGAACTCCGCATCCGTTAGGACGCGAAACCCCTCGAAGTACTCAGGTGCATCGACGAGATCATCATCGTCATCCCATGCACTTCGGCATTCGCGCCATGCCTCGTGCATTGCCTCAGACAGCAGAACTTCATCTGTCATTGGCGTATTGTGCTGCCATGCTGCCTTGTTCGGCAGCATGTCATTGGTTTGGATCATTTTGCGATCCTTGTTCCAATGCCATCTGATGCTGTATTGTTTGACCATGTGGCCTCCCTCTACATTGTTCGGCTTTCGTCGCTGCGTTTGCCGATGTATGAAGTATCCTCCAATCTGTAGCATTTGTCAAGTCTTAGGGGCCAAACCCCACCCGCACCCGACCCCCCAAGATTCGCTTACCTCCCCTGAGCGTGGCCTATACACTAAGGAACTCACGAATCCCCCCGCATTTCTCCAATTATTTTCCAAATTTTTTCCAATAGTCCGTCTATAATTATCTTTAACCACACTACAACGAGAGGACTGAAATCGTTATTTAAACTAGCGTCGCTTATTTTCGTACAACTTTTCTACCCCCACCCCCCTCTATATAGAAACACCCCCCGTCATTAAATATGGTTCCATCCCATAAAATATGCTATATTAAAAATTAACTGAGGCATTAAAGGCTCATGCGTGTACAACGATATTAGTGGTACAGTTGTTCCAGAAATAGAAGACAACATTCCGCTTCCTGCCTCTGCCGCAGACGCGATGCCACAACTTTCTCCAAAAGAAGAGTTGGATATGAGGGCAAGGACTATAAAGCTCCTTGCTGATATCAATGGTGACCCAATTACGCCAAGCGAAGAACAAAAAGAAGTAGCCCAGAGTCTTGCTAAACAAATGATGCAAGACCCACAGATGCGGCCTGACTACGCTAAATACCCAAATGAAGTGATGGCTTACCTTGCAGGTATGGTCTCGCAATCTAACTGCATGTTGGTGGACGAGCTATCAGACTTAAAGATGTATGTAGTTAATAAGCTGGTCTACGAGATTGAACACGCACGAGACTCCAAGAGCCGTATTGCTGCTTTGTCTAAACTGGGTGAAGTCGATGGGGTTGATGCCTTTAAGAAACGTAGTGAAGTGACTATGAAGGTGCAAAGCATTGAGGAAGTGGAGAAAGAGCTATTAATTACTCTTGAGGCGCTTGAGGGAGTTGACTACAAACGTGAAGAAATAGAAAAAATAGAAGACGCAGAGGAAATAGAAGAGGAAGAGTTGTGCTTACCGGACAATTAACCTCTGCTGATCTGGCTAGGCTTAAAACTGCCCTCCCTTTGATGCCGGATCAGCAGAAAAGACGCACGGCAGAGTTGCTAAAGAAGTATCAGAGCGAAGTAGTAAAAGAAGTTGGCAAGAAGTCGTTCCTTGATTTCATAAAACACGTCTATCCGGGCTATAAAGTAGGCCCACATCATCGAAAATTAGCCAGAATCTTTGAAGAAATCGCTGCGGGAGTCAAAAAACGGGTGATTGTGAACATTGCACCCCGTCATGGTAAGTCAGAACTCATTTCCTACCTTGCTCCGGCATGGTTTTTGGGTAATTACCCCCATAAAAAGGTCATTATGGCCTCACACACTGCTGATTTAGCCGTCAATTTCGGTAGAAGGGTGCGAAATCTAGTTGGTTCTGAGCGATATCGGGATATTTTTCCTCAAATTGAACTACAAGCGGACTCAAAATCGGCATCTAGATGGGGAACAAACTTTAATGGTGAGTATTTTGCTATTGGTGTGGGTGGTGCATTGGCTGGTCGCGGTGCCGATTTGTTTATTATTGATGACCCGCATTCGGAACAAGAGGCAATGCAAGGCAGATCAGATGTCTTTGAACCCGCATGGGAGTGGATGCAGTCAGGCCCAATCCAGCGTTTGATGCCGGGAGGGGCCATTATTGTCGTGATGACACGATGGAGTAAGCTGGATTTGACCGGCAAAATCGTTGACCACATGATGCGGAACGAGGCTAGGGACGAGTGGGAGGTGGGTGAAGTTCCTGCTGTTTTAGAGGATAAACCGCTCTGGCCTGAGTTTTGGCCCCTAGATCAGTTGCTGGCTAAACGCGCTGCAATGGACATCCGGTATTGGCAAGCCCAATACATGCAAGACCCAACCTCAGAAGAGGGGGCGCTAATAAAACGGGAGTGGTGGCAAGTGTGGGAAGATACTGACCCACCGAAGTGTGAATTTATAATAATGTCACTAGACGCCGCACAAGAGACCAACAATAGGGCGGACTACAACGCGTTGACAACGTGGGGTGTATTCTTTCACGAGCCTACCAACAACTTTAAGATTATACTGCTCAATGCAATAAAAGAGCGGTTAGAGTTTCCAGACTTAAAACAAATGGTAATTGAGCAATATAAGCAATGGAAACCCGATTCGTTTATAGTAGAGAAAAAATCTAATGGTGCGGCGCTATATCAAGAAATGCGCCGGATGGGTATACCGATTAGTGAGTTTACGCCGGGTAAAGGGCAGGACAAGATATCACGAGTTAACGCGGTAACGGATTTGTTTCAGTCCGGTATTGTATTTGCACCTGATCGCAGATGGGCTTGGGAGGTTGTCGAGGAATGCAATGATTTTCCAAGCGGTACACACGATGACTTGGTGGATAGCACAACATTAGCTCTAATGAGGTTTAGGCAAGGCGGGTTTATCCGTCTGCCAAGTGATGAGCCTGAAGAGACTAAATACTTCAAATCAAAGCGGCGTCAAGCATACTACTAAGGATAAATTATGGCAGAGGACACCGATGCGTACTACGGAAACCCTCTTATCAAAAGGCAAGGGCGCAACGTAAGGGAAAGGCCAAAGGTTAATTTATCGCCTGAAGTGGGCGAGGCACTAGCGGGGTTTCATCCTGTGCTTGGCCCCGCCTTATCTGCTAAAGACTTTGAAGTTGCTAGGCGTGAGGGCGACGTAGCCGGTATGGGTCTGGCTGGTTTGGGCATGGTTCCTATGGTTGGTGGGGTAGTAAAACCCACATCTAAACTAATAAGGTCGGGGATAAATTCGCTTGTAGATATGTTCCCATCTATAAATATTCCGGGGAAACTAAGTCGTTTAGAAAAAGAAGCATTAGATAAATCGGGAGTTTACGGGCAGCAACGGGTTCAACGTGCGGCAGATGAAATTCCAAATCTTGAAAAACTTTACCAAGAAAAAGCTTTGCGAGATGCGTTTCTTAGCAACAACAAAGCTTTAATGACAATGAACCCGAAGGATTTTGAAAAATTTGCCCCTTCCTTGGATAAGTATGTGCAAAGTTTAGCCGCCAGCCCTAATGCGGCGCGGTTTGGTTCTTTTGATGATTACGTTACCCATTTATCTAAAGTGGGGGCGTTTGATGCAGTGCCACAATTGACAGCAGCTGCGCCCAGAGTGCTTGGTGGAGTTCCAGAAATAGTTGGACATGAGGGGAGGCATAGAAGTAGAGCGTTAGCCAAGACGGGAAACGAAAAAAGTTTGGTGATGCTTGCTGATGAGCCAAATATGGGCGTTGGGTTGGCACCTTGGGAACAAAAAATGTTTGGGTCTCAAGAAGACGTTGTATCTTCTATTAGAGATGCACTAGGGAAAGATCGTATGGTAACCCCACAAAGCCAACTTTTTCAACAAGAGGCGCTACCAGCACAACAATTGCCTGATATATATGCTTCGGGCGGTTCGGTGCAAATGCCGCGAGAATACAGCCAAGGTAATTGGAAGTTAATCTAAGGATAAATTATGGCAACAAACATGGACAAAGGTTTATACCAAGCGCCGCAGGGTTTGGATGAAACAACTGAAGAAGCCCTTCAGATTGATATTGTTGATCCCGAGATGGTCACACTGGACGACGGCAGCGTTGAGATTACGTTGATTCCTGACGCCGAAGAAGACGAGAGCGAGTTTGACGAGAACATTGCTGAAGTGATGAAAGAAAGCGAGTTATCCACATTCGCTAGTGATTTGATTGAAGATATTGATGCCGACCTGAATGCCCGTAAAGAATGGGCAGATACCTTTGCCAAAGGGTTGGAAGTCGTTGGGTTTAAGTATGAGGAAAGAACTCAGCCGTGGGATGGAGCTTGTGGGGTGTATTCCACTGTGTTGGCAGAAGCTGCCATCCGGTTCCAAGCTGAGACCATGAGCGAGACCTTCCCCGCTGCGGGGCCGGTAAAGACCAAGATTCTTGGCAAGTCCACCAAAGAAAAAGAAGAAGCCGCACTTCGTGTCAGAGATGACATGAACTATCAGTTGACCGAACGGATGATTGAGTATCGCAGTGAGCATGAGCGAATGCTCTACAGCCTTGGTCTGGCTGGCTCCGCTTTTAAGAAGGTCTACTACGACCCCACCCTTGATCGTCAAGTATCTATTTACGTCCCAGCAGAAGATGTGATTGTGCCTTACGGTGCTTCACATATTGAGATGGCTGAACGCGTCACACACATCATGCGGAAGACCAAGAATGAAGTCAAGGAGCTTCAGGTCAGCGGGTTCTACCGTGATGTTGAGCTTGGTGAACCACAGACGTTCTTCAGTGACATTGAGAAGAAGAAAGCTTCAGAGGGCGGATACACATTATCAAACGACGACCGCTACACCCTATATGAAATCCA